GCGGGAGCGGCGGGAGCGGCGGGAGCGGCGGGAGCGGCGGGAGCGGCGGGAGCGGCCTACTTACAACTTCGGCTCCGTCTTATTATATACTTTCTCTCTTTTCCTCTTCTCTCTGTATATAGTCTAATAGAAAATGGTAAGTATAGAAAACTGTAAGTCTATATTATGGAATAACTTAGGAAAAGGCCGACAATTTTCCTGCAATCGACGTATTATAGTTTGGCGTATAGTGCTTCGCAAAAGGTCATTTTCCCGTTGATTTGATTTTGTAGAATCGAAAGTTTGATTTTACAATCAAGTTCACGGAAAATGATTATGCCAACACCGACAGAAGCTATCAAAGCATTTCTAACGCAATTCACGCACGCCGATCTCGCTGCGCTATATTCCTACGAAATGGAAGTGCAAGTCAATGTCGCGCAAGACGGCGGCGACCGCGTACAAAAGCAGGACGGTTTTGTTGGTCGTATCTGGAATGAGTATACCGACGGCATTCAAACATGGAAACCGTTCCGTATTCCTTGGAACGCCGCCACGAAGCCCGAATACTCAGAATTGATCGTCAGTAAAGACAGATCAATTCCTATTGATTCTAAGACTCACGAGCAATTACGTCGTAAAATGAAATATGACCTTTTCGCTCACGCCGAAGGGATCGGTATGACGGGGTGGAATTGGTCGCAAGGAATCTCAAAATGGGTGGCCTTTGATTTTGACGGTATAATTGGCCATGCCGATTCTCATTCGGCTAAACTCTCAGCCGACGAACTTGATCAAGTTCAAAAAGTCGCTTGCGACATACCCTGGGTAACTGTCCGCAAATCTACGGGCGGCGGCGGGCTGCATCTGTACGTCTTCTTAGACGACGTGCCTACCGAGAACCATACAGAGCACGCCGCGTTGGGTCGCTCAATTCTAAGTAAGATGTCCGCAGAGGCCGGTTTTGATTTTACAAGCAAAGTTGACGCTTGCGGCGGCAATATGTGGGTTTGGCATCGTAAAATGTCTAAGGATAATGAGGGCTTGTTCTTAGTTAAATCCGGCGGAATTTTACAGAATGTCCCTCTCGCTTGGAAAGACCACGTACAAGTTATCAAAGGCAATCGCCGTAAGAATTTGCCTCAATTTATCCCTCAAAACGACCAGTCACTCTTCGAGCAAACGACCAGTGAACGTCCACGAACTGATCTTGATGAAGGCCATAAGCGATTATTAACTTATCTGAAAGAAATCAACGCCCAATGGTGGTGGGATAACGACCATTGGATGTTAGTTTGTCACACCGCGGACCTGAAACAAGCCCACGAGGAACTTGACCTTAGAGGCATTTTTAACACCGTAGCCCAAGGAACAAATCGCGGCGCCGATCATAATTGTTTTGCTTTTCCACTCGATATACCCGAAGGCGCGTGGACGGTCCGACGTTATACGCCTAATGTTCAGGAGAAGCCGAATTGGGATCAAGACGCTAGCGGTTGGACGCGATGTTATTTTAATCGAGAGCCAACTCTCCGCACTGCCGCGCACTCTTTTGATGGTATCGAAGGCGAAAAAGGCGAGTTTCACTTCAGTGAGTCTGAAGTCGCCTCCCGCGCGGTGAAGGCCCTGGGCGCGCATCTCGCGTTACCGGTCTGGGCCTGTAGTCGAACCACGCAAATCAAAGAACACAAAGATGGGCGTTTGGTCGTATACATCCAAGAGGAGTCGAACGACAAAGTGTCCGATATGGTTGGTTGGCGTCGAGATAAGGGCTGGTGGAAAAAGATTTTCGACGCCAAGTTGACGCAACCGAAAGAAGTTAGTGTCGAGAATTTTGATAATATAATCAGGCACATCGTTGATATTGAAGGCAATGATTACGGCTGGGTCATTAAGTCTGATAACAAATGGCACAGCGAGCCGCTTGTGCATATCCGTGCTGCCTTGAAGGCGGTTGGATTGTCGCAAAAAGAATCCGAACTGGCAGTTGGCCAGTGCGTCGTCAAAAGTTGGGCGCTTATCAACGAGCCGTTCGAGGATGAATTTCCCGGCAATAGGCGATGGAACCGAGGCGCCGTACAATTTCGTTTTCTCCCAAAACAAGAAGAGCCTTTTAATTGTCCCACGTGGAATAAAATCTTGAACCACACTGGTTCCGGTCTTAACGTCGCAATTAAAGAGAACGGTTGGTGCGCGGCGAACGGGATTATGACCGGTGGCGATTATTTGCGCGTATGGATAGCGTCTCTTTTCCAAGAACCGAAGCAGCATCTACCTTATCTGTTCTTATATTCAAAAGAACAACAGACTGGAAAATCAACGCTGCACGAGGCGATTAGTTTACTGATCACAAAAAAGGGGTATGCACGCGCAGATGCGGCATTTATCAGTCAGCAGGCTTTTAACGCCGAACTTGAGCACGCGATTCTTTGCGTTATCCAGGAAACCGATCTTCGGAAAAACACTCAAGCTCGAAATCGACTGAAGGATTGGGTAGATTCTAGTCAGATTCCGATCCACACCAAAAATAAGACACCGTATCTTGCCCCGAATCTGACGCATTACATTCATACGGCTAACGATCCGAATGAGTGTCCAATCTTTCCCGGCGATACGCGGATAACAATGGGCTATGTTGCGCCCATTGATCCTCTCGAATTGATACCGCGTAAGCAACTCTACAAACAGCTCGAAAGCGAAGCACCTGCCTTCATGGCGACTGTTTTGAAGTTAGAGATTCCGCCCTGTAGTGATCGGCTTAACATCCCGGTTGTTGAAACGCAGGAGAAATTCCAGAGCGGCCAATTAAATCGCACTGAACTTGAGATTTTCATCGACGAAAATGCGCATTACTCGCCGGGGCAAATGATACTGTACGCCGAGTTATGGGACCGTTTCCAAGAATGGGTCAATCCCAACGACTTACACCTTTGGTCTAAGATTCGCCTCGGTCGAGAGCTACCGCAACAATTTCCAAAAGGTCGATGCATGGCCAAGGGTGCTCAGTTTTATGTGGGCAATATCTCTTGGTCGTCATCGAAGGATCTTAACGCCAAGAAGCTTATGTTCAAGGACGGCAAGCTTGAGTTGGAGGATTGATGTGAGTATAAAATCAGTCCTCGACAATCTCACTTCAGAGCAACGTCGCCGCCTCTTCCATGCTTTCGATAATGGTTTCGGCCAGTATGTCGAATTGAGTGATAGTCGCTTTATCGGTGTGAATATCGGAAACGTACCAAATCTTGAAGCCGACGAGCACGTCGGAGTCTGGTCCCTAGGGAGAATAAACAAATGAAAATCATTGGCCTCGCGTACAAAAAGGGCGTTGGTAAGAATACTCTCGCCAAGTTCATAATGACGCACCTCCGCTGCGAATCTCCCGGCCTCCATGTTCGCGAGGTCTCATTTGCGGCCAAACTCAAAGACGTCTGCTTCCAATTGTATGGTTGGGCCGGTCTTAAACGCGGCATTTATTACGAGACCCATCGCGACGATAAGGAGGTTTCCCTACCTTTGATTGGGAAATCGCCCCGTCAACTTTGGATTGGTGTCGGGAACAAATTGCGGGAAGTCTATCAAGAGACGTGGATTGATTTTGCACTCCGTGGTGTCAGCGCCGACGTTTTGATTGTGACTGATGTGCGTTTTAGAAACGAAGCGATCGCTATTGAGGATATGGGTGGACAATTAGTTAGAATCGATCGACCGCATATACCGAAAGGTTTTGATCCAGCCGAAGTGGATCTTGATAGTTGGGATGATTGGGATCATATTATCAACAATTGTGGCACGTTGCGAGATTTGAATAATCGTGGCATAACCCTAGCTGAGGATATTCTTCGATGCTTACAAAACGACAGACAAAACAACGCGACTTGACCTCGGAAATCAGGAAGTTGCTCGCCAAACGCGATGGACTTAGAAAAGAAATAGCAATCTTAGAGGCAGCATTCAAGGCAGGTAGCAATGAAATGTCCAAACGACGAAGCAGTTCGCCGCCGAAAAGACAACTTTCCATCTGTTCTTAATAGAAAAGAGGCCGATTATACAATCAAAGCGCCCGAGGATTATATGACTTTTCTGAAATGCGCCGGTCAAGGTTGTATCAGTGGTATGGTTTCAGAGTGGCCGCAGTTGTACCCCGCCTGCAAATGGGCGGCCGAAGAGATTGCGCGATTACGGGGCGAAAATGCGCAGTTGCACTTTGACAGGCGACGACGCTACAAATTGCTTCCATTTAAGCTCCCAGGATCTAGATAAGGAGAATTAATGCTTTTCATAGCCTGGGTAGGTACATTTTGTTTTGCTTTTTGTGCCGCGCCTCAAGCCTTCAAAGCTACAAAGGAAAAACATGCCGATGGCATGTCCTCACTTTGTTTGCTGTTGTGGCTCATCGGTGAGATTTGTTACATCACCGTTATTGTGGCGGAATTAGGTGTCGTTCCTTGGTTGCTATTCAATTACCTGTCAAACGGGTTATTCCTACTAATAATCATCTTCTATAAAGTGAAATCATGTCGCAGTCAATGAAACATCTGAATGGAAATTTGCTATGCGCCGTGGATGTCGAGACGACCGGCTTCCTCGCCGGTTACCATGACGTGTGGCAAATCGCCGTTCTGCCTCTTGATTCTGATATCAAAATAATCAAAGGCGTCATACCGTTTTATATGGATATGGCCGTCAAGCGGCCAGAGAATATTGACCGAAAAGCGGTGTCTTTGACGGGGAGACTCTCGTTCGCGCAGCGACAGCAAAGAGCCGTCGATCCTTGGACCGTGGCCGAGATGTTTGACGACTGGTTTCAGCGCTTAAAATTGCCGGTGTATAAGAAAATCGTTCCCTTGGCCTCGAACTGGCCTTTCGACCGCAGTTTCATTATTGATTGGATTGGCAATGAAACTTACCAGCAACTTTTCCATGGGCAATTTCGGGACACAATGGTGGCCGCGACGTTCTTAAACGATCTCGCTAGCTTCCGCGCGGAGAAGATTCCGTATCCGCATGTTGGGCTCAAGGCCCTGTGCGCTCGTCTCGGCGTCAAAAACGCAAAGCCGCACGATGCTCTCCAGGATTGCATCGCCACGGCCGAAGTTTATCGGAGATTGATTTTTGCTACTCAGTAGCCTCGCTCTCAAAACTGCTCGCCATACCGAACAGCATCTTCACCTCTGTCTTGCAGAAGTCGGTGACTCTAGCCTGTTGGACTAGGACGCCGTACTTTGTAAGCTCTCTTTTACACTGTTTAGTGAGTTCGCTTTCAACATCACTACACAGTCTCTTACGCGTTTCTGCGTAATTCCGTTTACTGAAAACATGGACGGTGGCGGATTCCACGATGTCATTGATTGTAGAATCAACATCCCAGTTTGTTTGCCCTATGGCTTTCACGACGTCATTGATTGTGTATACGATCAGCGTCCCTACCGCTAAGGATATACCGTCGAGACTCTCGATAGCTTGCGGCTTCGATACCTTGTGGGTTTGTCGAGCCACGACAATGAGTATAATATCAGTGAACAGTGGCCAATACCAGTGCCAGCCAGGGCGTAACTCAATAACATGCTTACCGAAACGCCACTTTACACCGCCATGCGTCGCGCGCACGATAACCGGCCGCGGCACCAAGCTCAGTAAACCGTTGAATATGTCGGAGAGCCAAGAGAAATTCATAGTTCATCACGGCGGGATGTTTAATTCTGCTTGTAATGCGCCACTGATTAAGTCACCAGAACCCCACGTACCTTCATTACAATAAGCAATAGGGAGACATATATTTGTTTTTTCTGGTTGGCATCTTCGGTCCTCATTCTCACCGCCGCCGTCCCATATGTAGATATCAAAAGGCGCGTCCAACCCAACCCAACCGAAAGGGTGCCCTATATACGGGGAGACAGAGTAAATATAGAAATTCGGAATACCGATACTTGCCCACTCGGCCTGCGTGTATCCTAAACTGAGATAAACACGTTTACCGAAATCGTACGCAGAATCAAAGGTGTTGAAAACAAGAAATTCATTATTAATAGTGGGTTCTGTACAAATAACGCCATAACCTTCTGTAGGACACGGAGAACATCCTGATCCACCCCACGCCGTATGATTTTCTATCGAACATATATCTATAATACCGCGATACCACTCGACTTGAATCCTCACACAATTGGCGAATTGTAATTCATTACAATCCGGTAGCGCATTTAAGTACGCTTGCAGATTACTTTTGAGTATCGTGCTCATGGTTCAAGGTCATCCACGCAGCCGCCACTCACATCTGGGCCGCTAGTCGTTGGGCCGCCGGGATAGCGAGTAGGTCCACCGTAACCGCTCGGTTCCGGTATAGGATTGCCGCCCTGATTCCCTGATGCCGGGCCCGGGCTGCTCGCCTCTATAGTTGAGCCTTCTCTTATTACTTTCTCTCCAGGACTCACATCGCCGACGTCGCTCGGATTCGGATTGCCCCGGTCGTTTCTCCTTCGGTCGTCATCGGTGTCGCCACTTGCGTCCTCTTGATCGTAGGGGTCACTCTGTTCGTATTCATTCTCCTCGTCGGGCCAGTTAGTGCCGGCTCCACTCACGCCCCACTCCCAAGTGATTCTCTTCGTGACACTTTTACCCGGGCCGTTGCCGCCGTCAAAACCTTCTTGGATTTCATAATCAGTCGGAAACGTGCTGGTCGTCAGTTGATCCGCCGGATGCGCGAAGTCGTAAGTTTCCATAGTGCCCGCTTTCACCGGGCACCAACAGTCGACGATTAACGTGTTCGAGTTAGAATTATAACTTGCCACCTCGATCATGCAGATAGCCGGCGTGGTCGAGATGATTCCATTCAAGTCGAGCGTCACAAAATCGAATGTTTCGAGGTTCATCTTCGTGAGTGGGAGGTTGAACCGCGCTTTCTTCCACGTGTTGGAGTATCGTATTAACCAAAATGTCGCACTCTTGACGACAGCGTCGGCAAAATCATAGATATAGTAATCGTAACTACTCTCGCGAACACCGTACTTTTTGACATTATGGCGTAGGATCGTCGTGAAAGGTGATTCTTGTATGCCAGATGCCGTCCACTCGCACACCATCTTCGTGACTAATTCCTCACTGGACGTGTGCCCCAATTCAAACGAATTAAAGATCACGTGGTTCTTCGTTATCGTGTCGGCCGGCACTGGCTGCTCCGGGAGATAGATAAGATAGAACTTCCCATTTTTCAAATAAATGGCGCAGCATGCTTGCCAGGCGATCTCTTGAAGGACATTGACGATATTCTTCTTATCATAAATGGCGAAGTGGCTCGGATAATTCTGCAGCCGCGTCCGCACATGGTCAAACGTTGCTGTATCGATTTCAAAATCACTGAATGTCTCGATAATATACACAAGGATATCGACGGTGTTCGGCCCAATTGTCGATTGGAACGTGACGTAAAGATCGTCCTCAAAACCCAACTGCTCATTCTTACTCAGCGCGTCGGTTAGCGTGATTATCGTAACTGGGAATATCCCGAATTGCTCCACCCTAACACTGTACCAGTTCGTTGGCACATCCTGAATGAAGCGTTGTCCGTCTTTTGTCGTCCAGGCAACGACACGCAAAACTGTCCCCGGAGTGATACTCACAACATACTGTTGCGGCTCGGCGCTCGCCATCTTCACAGAGGCGCCCGGCTCAACATAGACATAGCCCGCATTGTCCCCAACCACGTTACCGTCCGGGACGAAGAAAGTCACGCCGAGGGACGTCACGTAGAAGCCGGTCGCGTACGGCATTTTCTTCAAGCCGACCGCGCCATCCCCGGCAAAATCGTAGAGACGCCGGTAGTAGCCGTACAGGTTACCCCACCAATTAAAATCTTTGGCAGCCGGGTGTTGTGCGATGCTTCCTGATCCGCCGTCTATATAGAAGACACTGTTATTTCCAAAATGGCCCGATACTATCGCGCTGCCTATTTGGACAGAGATGTTACCCCGCGGGAATTTTTCTCCGCCGAAAACATACACGCTCTGTACAACTGTTGCTTGCTGGTCCACAATGGTTTGTGCCACTTCCGCAGCCTGTACGAGGTGCGGATTGTCTTGCGGTGTTGTAAACGCATACGAGTCGTAGTTTCCAATCTGTGTGAGGGCCAGCTCCCTGGACGGCAA